TGCGATTCCTCAAGCAGATCGACGCGTAGACGCCAGCGGATCGCGAGCTGCACCTGATCGTCGACAATTACGCCACCCATCAACACGCCAAGGTCAGAGCCTGGCTCGCAAAACACCCCCTTTTCCAACTGCACTTTACACCTACAAGCGCATCGTGGCTGAACAGGGTGGAACGCTTCTTTCGAGACCTGACCACTCGTCGTTTGCGCGAAGAAATCTTCCATAGCGTAGCTGAACTCGAGGCAGCCATAGCCGCATACATCGCCTCTCACAATCTCTCGCCAAAACCCTTTATCTAGACTGCCTGAGCCTCCGATATCCTATCCGCAAAACGGACACAGGTGTCCGTTTTGTGGGTGGGGGTGCTGACTAGGCGGCGATTGGCAGGTCTATACACGGTTGTAGTGGATCGGCGGCCAGGTTGGTAGATGCGGTCGGAGCGATGTGCGCAACGTGGGCGGCAACGACCGGCGTTGGCAGGATGCCAAAGAACTGCTCGGCCTGGGCGGGGGTTTTGAGGTCGAGGTAGTGCTTGCGGATGATGCTTTCCGAGTTGCCCGCCTGGAGCGCCGCCTCGCCCATCGACCTGTATTTGGCGACGTGCATCGAAATGAACGTGTGCCGCATGATGTCGTGGGACAGATCGAATTTTTCGGCAACCGGATCGAGGGAGGGCTCGCCACGCAGGCGGTTGAGCAGACCCACAGGGATAACAAGCGCCCCACCGAGGGCAACGGGGGTGCCGTTGACGATGTGACGCATGGATTGAAGCTCTTTACGGCGATTCTCCAAGCGGCCTTCTAGGTCGGATACGGTGCGCCGGGTGTTTTCGAGATTCAGGCGCACGTCTTTGCCGGCGTCTTGGTCTTCCTTGAGCTTGAGCCAGCGGTCGGACCAGAAGGCGATTTCCTGGGTCAGGCGTTCATGGACGGCGGCGAGGGTTTTATCGACGTGGGCGATGCGGCGGCTGGCGACTTCCTCGTAGTGCTGGGGAACGAGGTCACCGGCGGCGAGACCGAGGGCACGTTTTTCCTGGTCGGCGCAAATCCATGGCGCGTCCAGAATCGCGGTGAGAAGCGGTCGGTCTGCTGGGGCCAGCGGCTCCAGGTCGAGGTGAGGTGCCCAGCCGGCGAAGGTGGCCGAGCCGTCGGGAGAGACGCGGACGAATTGGAGGCGCTTGGACAACACCTGGCCATCACCGGAGGTGATTTCGTGGGTGAGGAGAAACAGCAGGTGGGGCTCGGTGCCCTCGTCGGCGGGGTCCACTAGGAGCGCGCCTTGGCGGAGCAAGTTGCCGTTTTGCTCCAGGATGAGGTCGCTCATCGAGAGCAGCAGCGGGTGTCCGGGATGAAGCAGTTGGGCGAAGGCTACGCCGGGGCGATCAAGCGGGCGGACGGCTTCCTTGGTGAAGCACACGCGCTCGTAGCGCTTGAGCACGGGGGCGAAATCGCGCCGGTTGCGGCCGGTGATGAGGCGGTCGCGCTCGCGGATGCCTGAGAGGGGGCCGGCGATGGTGAGGGCGAGGCCAGCGGCTTTGCCGAGAAAGGAGAGGACGTGGAGGAGTTTGGTGGGCATACGCCTCTCGCCTCGTGTCAACTCGGCGGAAGTAGCGAGTAGCGTGTAGCGGGTAGGTCGGAGACGGAGGGCGGAATCGGAGGGTTACACAGAGGCGGATGGGAGGTCGGATGAGGGCACGGAGGACGGTCGGGCGGAGGGAAACCTGAGGGCGGAAACTTGAGACCTGAGGGCGGATGTCGATCCGAGGACAGATGCCAGAGGTCAGCGGTCAGTTCGGACTCGGCGGGTGAGAACGATTAAGAGTAGGAGAACGAGAACGATTGCCGGAGGGGCTAGGCGTGGACCGCGAGGCGAGCGTCCCATCTTGTGCTATAACAGGTCGGATTCACCGGGTAAAAGAAGCGGCAGGGGTTGAGAGGAAAAACTTGAATGGAAACGGCCGACTTGCCTGGCAGGTAGAAATGAGCAGAGTGGGCCCATGACCGCTTACGAAGTCATCGACCAAATCAAAGCCCTGCCGCTGGCCGAGCGCGCCAAGGTGCTCGACTTCGTGCACGAGTTGGATGCTCGCAGCGCCCCGGTGCGCCAAGCCGAAGACCGTGCATTTAACGAGGCGGCTGGATGGGTTTTTGGCGAGCACGCGGATTTGATGCGCAAGCTGAGCCAGTGAACGAGGAGCCGTTTTTTTTTATCGGTGCCGCAGGTTGCCGCGCTGCATCGCTTCGCCTTGGAGCAGCACGGCGGCCAGGACGGCTTGCGGGATGCCGCCGCCTTTGAAAGCGCAGTCCAGCAACCGCGCAACGTGTGGTTTTATGCGGGTGGCGATCTCTTCGAGGTGGCGGCGGCTTACGCCTTCCATCTGGCCGAGTCGCAAGCCTTCCTGGATGGGAATAAACGCACCGGCATGGCGGCCGCGCTGACCTTTCTGCGGCTTAACGGAAAAACCCTCACCCGGCACACCGACGAGCTTTACGCGGCGATGATTGCGATTTCGGCCCGGCAAATGGGCAAGTCGGAGCTGGCTGCGTTATTCCGTCGGTTGTGTGGGGCGTAAATGGGACCTCAGGGGGTGATTTTCAGGTTTTGAAGGAATCGTTCGAGGTCTTCCGCACGGTAAGGGAGGACGGATTTTGGAGGGTTACACCGAGGCGGATGGGAGGTCGGATGAGGGCACGGAGGACGGTCGGGCGGATTACCGGACTCGGGGGGAGGTGGACGGAGGACTGATGACGGGGGGCGGATTTCGGATTGGTACAAATAGGAGGGCGGACGAGCGATTGGGGCAAATTGAGCGCTTATTATGCCCTGCCTTTAATAAGGAGGTCGGTGCGGTCGCATGTTAAAGGTAGCGCATACTATGGCGCACGAACCACCACCCCTCGGCGCCCTTCGCGCGGGAATCCTGGCCAGAAATCGGCCAAAAGTTAACACGTCGGGTTAACATGTATTAAAAGTGGCGGTTTTCTTTACATGTTTTGGCGACGTGCAAAGAAACCCTGGATTTCCTTGCAGCATGGTCACTGCCCTCACGCCATTTCACGGCGTAGTGCGGAGGTCGGACGAGGGCACGGAGTAAGGCGCTGGAATCAGTCTTCGGGGGCGGGTTTGGCGTTGCGGTCGCGGATCTCGCGGCGGATGCGGAGGCAGAGGTAAACGAGGGTCGCGAGGCCGACCATGAGGCCGACGTAAGCGTTGAGGCGTTCGAGGGTCGTGAAGGCGAAAAAGCCCACCGCGCCGTGGTACGGCACCGGGTCGCGGAGGATGGAAAGGGTGGCGGGGAGCATGGCTGGAAAAAAGTAGCGAGTAGTGAGTAGCGGGTAGCGAGTAGGTCGGAGGTCGGAGGGGCCGAGCTGGAGCTCCGCGGTCCGGGGGGAGGCATAAAAAGGGGCGGCGGTCGTCTTCGACCGGCCGCCCGTGGTGCGCTCTTTGTGGCTGGCGGTTATCCGATGCCCCAAACGCCCAAACAATGCGCCCCTCAGTCGATTCCCTGCGCAGGGACACGACGCAACACGACTCCACGCTACTTTTAACCTCGGGCGGGGATTTTGAGTTTGGTGCGGATATGGAGCGAAACCTCGGCTGGATCATAATAGACGAAGTGGCCAACGCGGTGATGAGGAATGCGGCGGAGTTTGGACCATTCGCGCAGGGTGCGGATGGAGGGCTCGCGACCGGCGGGGAAAATGCCACTGGCGCGAAGGCCGACGATGTCGGTGAGTTGCGCGTTGATTGGTAGGTTGAAGCAGGGAGGTGAAACGGTGGGTGGGTTCATGCGGTGAACGCGGGGTGTCAACGTGTCGGGTGACGGCACAAAAAAGCCCGTACCGGTGAGGGTGCGGGCGGTTTGGATGGGGTGGCGTGGTTGCGACCGGTGGTTCCAGTGGGCTTACGCGGCGATAGCCAGGGGCAGCGCATCCAATGGCGTGACCGTGGCCGTGGCGACGGCAACGACCGGCGTCGGCAGGATGCCGAAGAACTGGTCGGCCTCGGCTGGCGTCTTGAGGTCGAGGTAGTGCTTGCGGATGATGCTCTCGGAATTACCCGCCTGGAGCGCCGCCTCGCCCATCGAGCGGTATTTGGCGACGTGCATAGAAATGAACGTGTGGCGCATGATGTCGTGGGAGAGGCCGAACTTTTCGGCGATGCGCGCCCGCTGGTGTTGCAGGTTTTTAGGGATGATCGGGAAGCGGCTGATTGGGTATGCGGTTAACCAGGCGGCGAGGTTGGCGGGAATGGTGACGTTGCGCTTCATGCGGACTTTGGAGACCTCGGGCTCGATCAGGATGACTCCGGTATCGAGCCGGATGTGTTCGGGCTGAAGTTTGAAGATTTCACCGGTGCGCACACAGGGACGAATCCCGGCGAAGAGCGCCAAGGCGAAGAACGGCACCAATGCTCCGCCGTCGATCTGCTCAACGTGGCGCATGAGGGCGGCGGACTGCTCGGCGTTCAGGGTTTTGGCCGAACCGCGACGATGGGCGATGCGTAGGTGGGGCACCTTTTCCAGCGGATTGGCAGCCACCCAGTCCTGACAGAAGGCGAACTTGAAAAAGGTGAACAGGATGCCACGCCGGTTGTTAAAGGTCTTCGGCTTGGGGGTGCCGCGGTGGCAATGGGCGGCGAGGACGTCGCGGGAGAGCTCCGCCATTGCTTTGCGGGGAAACCACTTTTTGAGGTCTTCGAGGCGGACGCGGATGTCCTTGAGCTGGCACTCGGACAGCATGCCGTTGGTGTTCTCTCTTTTCTTGGTTTCGAGGTAGGCGGCGACTGCGTCCGCCAGAGTGATCTCGCGTTCAGGGGCGCGGTAATTGGCGAGTGCGTACTCTAAATAGAACTCAAGCGACTTGGGCGCACCGGCCAGACGACGGAACGCGGCCTCGGCTTCGTGGAGCTGTTCGTCGGTTAAACGGGTGGCAGTGCTGCGGATGCCGGTATCGGACTGAGCCGCCTTAATATCTAGAGCGTCTTTCTCGGCGCCGGCCTCGACGCGGGTTTTGAAGTTCTTGCGGATGCGCAGGCCATGGAGGCGGCCATCGACTCGCCAGGAGGTGATGCCGTTACGGTTTACGAAGCGGGAAACGATGAATGCGGACGGGGACATGTGAAGGTTGCCATGTCAATTGGACAACCTAGTCAGCCCGTTTTGTTAAGTTGCTCAATGTGAGCGAGATAACTGGCGGAGAGGGAGGGATTCGAACCGACTTCCCCTGTTTTGCCTAAGTCGCGAGTAAGCGCGGACTTAGTTAATTGTTAATGAGTTAGAGCAGCATTAAAAATGCATCGAAATGCGACAAAGTGAAGCCAGAAACAGGGTTTCTGGCAACCTTGTGGCAACCTAGACGGAGCTCATCGCTCCGACACTCGTCGGTGAAATATGCGCCAATTGTATCCATGTAACGGCGCGACCGCGTTCGCCCCCCCCCACCACCCCGTTCGAGCCCCGTGACTAACGGCTGATAAAATACGGGCTGGGTCGCGATCCGGACGACCTTCCCTTCACCCTCTTTGCGCATGAATTCATCACGCAAAAAAAACTACTCGTCAGCCCCAGTGTGCCGCGTGCGGTACACCGTTTATTCCTGAGCCGCGTGCCGCCGGTCGGCAAAAATACTGCACCCGGCCCGCGTGCCAAAAAGTCAGCCATCAGCTGAGTCAAAAGCGTTGGCTCAAAAACAAGAAGGGCCGGGACTACCACGCCGGTTCCGCCGCTCTCAACCGCGTCCAGGAATGGCGGAAAAACAATCCGAAATACTGGCAACGGCACCTTCCGCATGCGGATACCGTTGAGGATCAATCCCCTGATTTACGCTCCTTGCTGGCAGTGTTCTTTCCGAAAGATTCCTGCGCTGCGTTACAAGATTCCTGGCCGCCACAAGTCGTTGCCCTTGTTGGAATCATTGGGTGGCTCCGGGGCCATGCGTTACAAGATATCATCGCCGCCGATTTGAACGAAATCATGGTGCGCGGAAATGCCATCCTGCACCCCAGCCCTGCCTCGACTTCTCAACGCAAAACCCGGTCCGCTCGGGCTCCCAGCTAAAACCCTCCGCCTGTCTTAATCATGGGCGGGCCTACGCAACTCCCGCTCCCTTCGACGGGGGCCGCCGCGATTCCCGCGGCGGCCTACGTCCGTATGTCCACCGAGCATCAGCAGTACTCCACCGAGAACCAGCTCGACCGCATCAAGGAATACGCCGCCCGCCGGGGTATGGAAATCGTCCGCGTGTTCGAGGACGCGGGTAAAAGCGGTCTCAACGTGCGTGGGCGCGAGAGTCTGCGACGGATGATCGACGAGGTCGAAAAGGGCCTGGCCGATTTCAAGTGCATCCTCGCCTACGATGTCAGCCGGTGGGGCCGGTTTCAGGATGCGGACGAGAGCGGCTATTACGAATACATCTGCAAGCGCGCCGGCATCACCGTCCACTACTGCGCCGAGCAGTTCGAGAACGACGGCTCCCCCACTTCGAACATCATCAAAAGCGTCAAACGCTCGATGGCCGGCGAATACAGCCGCGAGCTTTCGACTAAGGTTTTCCAGGGGGCCTGTCGGTTGATTCAGCTCGGTTATAAGCAGGGCGGCACGGCGGGCTATGGGCTGCGCAGAATGCTGGTCGATCAGGCCGGGCAACCCAAGGGGGTCTTGGCCGTGGGTGAACATAAAAGCCTGCAGACGGACCGCGTCGTTCTGGCGTTGGGGCCGGATGAAGAGGTCGAGGTGGTGCGCGGGGTGTATCGTGCCTTTTTGGACGAAAGCGTGGCGGAGCAGGAAATCGCCGACCGGCTCAATGGTCGCGGACTGAAAACCGACCTCGGACGACCGTGGACGCGGGGCACCGTGCATCAACTCCTCACCAACGAAAAATACCTGGGCAACAACGTCTACCACCGGACTTCGTTTAAGCTGAAACGGAAGCATGTGCAAAACCCACCCGAGATGTGGATCCGCGTTCAGGGCGCATTTCCGGCCATCGTGTCGGCCGAGGATTTCACCCGGGTGCAGGAGGTGATTATCGCCCGGGCGAAGCGCTTCAGCGACGACGAGATGTTGGACAAACTCAGGGATGTGCTGCGCCAACACGGACACATTTCAGGGGTGATCATCGACGAGCGGGATGACTTGCCGTCGAGTGCGGCTTTTAGGAACCGCTTTGGCAGCCTGGTGCGGGCCTATCAACTGATTGGTTACGTACCGGAAACGGATTTCAGCTTTATCGAGGTCAATCGGTTCCTGCGACAAAAACACCCGGAAGTGGTGCAAGAGGTGATCACTGAATTGGCGAAGATCGGGGTGCGGGTGCAGCGCGACCCGGAGACGGAATTATTGGTGCTGGATCAGGAGCTGGTCGTGTCGCTGGTGTTGTCGCGGTGCCTGCGCACGGAGGCGGGGTCGACGCGCTGGCTGGTGCGCTTCGAGGCAAGTAACCGACCGGATATCACGGTTGTGGCCCGGATGGATGAAACGAATCAGGCAATTAAAGATTACTACCTGTTCCCAGCGCTCGATCAGCTGGCGTTACGGCTACGGTTGGCCGAGTGCAACGACGCCCTGCTCGATGCCTACCGGTTCGATGACTTGGCTTTCTTTTACGAGATGACGGAGCGGATATCAATTGAGGAGGTCGCATGAAGCCCGGCGACGAAAAGGAAGTCGTGATGGTGCCGGTGAAGGCGGTGCGGGTGGGCAATCCGCGCGTCCGGGATCCACGCAAGTTTGAGCTGATTGTGCAGAACATCGGTGCGGTGGGCCTCAAGAGGCCGATCACCGTGACGGAGGGACTGCCGGATGATGCGGGGCAACCGACCTATGAGCTGGTGTGTGGTCAGGGACGGCTGGAGGCGTTCATCGCGCTGGGGCAGACGGAAATCCCCGCCCTGATAAGGACGATGACGAAAACGGACAGCTTGGTTGCGAGTCTGGTGGAGAATATCGCCCGGCGGCGCATCCGTGCAGTGGACCAAATTCGCATGATTCAGTGGATGCAGGGACAGGGTAATTCGGTCGCGGACATCGCGCGCAAGACCGGCCTCGCCGAGGGATACCTGAGTGGCATCATCAAACTTCTGGAAAGTGGCGAGGAGCGGGTGCTGGATGCCGTGCTACAGGGGCGCCTGCCGATCACCATTGCGGTGCCGATCGCCGGTGCCGATGACGAGGAGAGCCAACGTGTTTTGCTTGAGGCCTATGAACGCAAGGAGATGAATCAGAAAACCTTGCTCACTTTTAAACGGTTAATGGATCAACGGAAGAGTTTTGGCCGTAGTTTTACAAGAGACTCACGACAGAGAGTCCGCACTCGCACCAGTGCCGACGGACTCATTCTTGCCTATAAAAAAGAAACCCAGCGGCAACGCTTGCTGGTACGAAAGGCGCAGATCGTCGAGACGCGCCTGCTCTCGCTGACGGCGGCTTTCAAGGCGCTACTGGCGGACGAGAATTTCTCAACGCTGTTGCGAGCGGAGGCGCTCCAGACGCTGCCTAAATTTATGGTCGAGCGGGTTCGTCAATCATGAAGAGTACCGCAAAGAAAATCCTGATCGGGTTTGAAAAGCAGGCCATTGAACTGCCGTTGAGTGCGATACTGCCGATTCGGCAGGTGAAGCCGATGGACGCCGGTTTTGGGAAATACCGCACGCTGCTCGCGTCCATTAAGGCGATTGGACTGGTTGAGCCGTTGGTGGTGTACCCGAACCGTGCCGAGCGAGGGACTTATTTGCTGCTCGATGGGCATATGCGGCTGAAGGCGCTGCAAGAAATTGGCAAGGAAAGCGGGCTCTGCCTCGTGTCGACGACTGACGATGCATTCACCTATAACGACAAGATAAGCCGCATTGCGATCATCCAAGAGCATCGGATGATCTTGCATGCTCTCAAAGAGGGCGTGACGGAGGCGGAAATCGCCAAGGCGCTGGACATTGATGTGAGGACGGTGGGTTTGCGCAAACGGCTGCTGGTGGGCATCCACCCCGAGGTGGTGCAGATATTAAAGGACAAACCGATCACGCAGAACGCACTCACGCTGTTTAAAAAAGTGAAGCCGCTGAGACAAATCGAGATGGCCCAGCTGATGGCCAGCGGGAACAACTACACGTATGCCTATGTGCAGGCGCTGCTGGTGGGGACGAGTCGCGACCAAATGACGAAGTCGAACGTGCCGAAAAAAGTACGAGGCCTAGCGGCGGAAGATTTGGCACGGATGGAGCGGGAAATGGAATCGCTGGGACGCGACTACCGACTTTTCGAGGATCGTTATGGGGAAAATACGCTGCACCTCGGGGCGGCCCAGCGCTATGTGCGCAGGCTTTTGGAAAACGCCAAGGTGAAGCGCTTTTTGAATCAGCGACACCCGGAGATTTTGGAGGAGCTCCAAGAACTCGCGGCCCTCGACGCGTTATAACACTTTCACCCGAACCACGACCGACCTGAACCGAGTTTAGCGGGCTGGCACCCGAACGCCGCAACGACCAAAGCCGCGAGGCGAATAGGGGCACGAGGCTGCAAAGCCTGGTGAAACATTGTTCTTTCGTGGTCGGGTGATTACCGCTTCTGAAACGAAAAGGCGCCGACCCACTGGCAAACAGCGACTGAGCGCTCCGGTCTGCTCCGAGTAGATTTGGATTTGAGTTAAAATCGCTGGGGCGACGTTCTCACCACCGCGGACAAAATTCGGCCCCGTGCCGTGAGAACCGTAAGGATCCTATATCTGCGGGTTATTCGTTTTTGGACCAGAGGACTGAACCGCCGATGTATCCATGTAACGTCGCGACCCCATTTTTAGCCGGCGACCCCATTTTTAGCCGGCTCGCAGTTACATTGAAGCGTTCTTGTGGTGCGTTTAGCATGCGCAGTGGAGGCCCGACCCAATCGAACTCATTCTTGCTAATCCAGCGGCGAACGTTGATCGGCGTTCATAGGAGTGAAATAAACGGGGTTCGTGCTTGTAGTGCGGTTTAAGTGAACCTAAACCCCTGCGCCGTGAACGCTCTTGGTGATAGCATTCGTCTGCTCATGGCCCGCCGGCAACTGACCGGCGTGCAATTGGCTGTGGACATTGGCCTGAGCGAAACCTCGTTGAGTCGGATCGTTACCGGTCACGCCAAACCCAAGCAGGTCACCCTGACTCGCTTGATGAAGCGGCTTTGCACCTCGACCCACGAGGAGCAGATGATCTTGCGTGCTTTCACCGGCCCCTTGGCTGAGGCATTGGGCGAAGAAGCTTTAAGTGCTGATGCTCGTAACCCTGCAGAGGAACGCGAACGCGTCGAGCGGTGGCTGGAAGCTCGCACTCAAGCGATCACCTTTAAAAACGCAGTCGGCCGCGAACTCGACAAAGTCGGCGTTACCTATCGGCGCGACGCGTGCGAGCGGATCGCTTCAGTGGACTTCCTCGTTGAGGCAAAGGGCAAGCGCATCGGCATTGAGTGTAAATTTAATGTCGGCCGGGATTTCGAGAAAACCGTCGGCATCGCCCGACGGCTGCGGGAGCTCATGCGGTGTGATTTGGTGATCATCGCGGTGCCGTTTGAGGGAGAATTTGCGGCCGTTGCCGATGTCGAAGCCCCGATGATTCGTGTGTTCACGGCGGCGGAGGCGGCTAGGCACGTGCAGGAGGCCATTTCATGAGAACAAAAGCCCCCACTCGCCCGGTGATTTCTGCGTTCCTCGTGAATTACGACGCAGACACTTGGCCATGCGAAGTATACCGATTATCCACAAACGCTTTGCCTAATTTTTTACGCCTGTGATACAAAAAGCCTCATCAGATGAACAGCTGTTCCTCGAAGAACTCGACAAGAAGCTCTGGAATGCCGCCGACCGCCTTCGCTCGAATCTCGACGCGGCCGTTTACAAACATGCGGTTTTGGGGCTGATCTTCCTCAAATACGTCTCCGACGCGTTCGATATGCGACGCGGTGAGCTGCGCGCCGCGTTCGCCGATCCTCAATGCGATTACTATCTCGACCGAGCCGATTATAATTCTGAGGCCGAATACGAGGCCGCGATCAATGCCGAGTTGGAGGATCGGGACTACTTTACGGAGAAGAACGTCTTCTGGGTACCCGCTCTCGCGCGATGGAAAACGATTCAGGACAATACCGCCCTACCAGCCGGCACGGAGATAACGGTTAGCAACGGTAAGGAGGCGAAATACACGATCCGCTCCGTGGCGCGCCTGATCGACGATGCGCTCGAAGAGGTGGAGAAGGAGAATCCCCGACTGAAGGGCATCATCGAGAAAAACCGGTACAGCCAACTTCAGATCGAGCCGAGCAAGTTGGTGGGCCTCATCAGCGAGGTCATATCGTCCATCCCCTTCAATCACGCCAGTCTCAACGCAAAGGACATTCTCGGCCACGTTTACGAATACTTTCTCGGTCAGTTCGCCTTGGCTGAGGGCAAAAAGGGCGGGCAATACTACACGCCCAAGAGCATCGTCTCGGTGATCGTCGAGATGCTGGAGCCGTATCAGGGTAAGGTTTACGATCCCGCGATGGGCTCCGGCGGCTTCTTCGTGCAGAGCGAGGCGTTCATCGCGAAATATGGCGGCAAGATCGGCCAGATTTCCGTTTACGGGCAGGAGTCCAACCCCACCACCTGGCGCCTCGCCGCAATGAACATGGCGATTCGGGGCATTGATTTTAATTTCGGCAAGCAGCCCGCCGACACGTTCCTCAGCGACCAGCACCCCGACCTACGAGCCGACTTCGTGATGGCGAATCCCCCCTTCAACATCAGCGAGTGGTGGGACGGCAAACTCGAAGGCGACCCGCGCTGGGTTTATGGCTCACCACCCAAGACCAATGCCAACTTTGGCTGGGTGCAGCACATGCTTTACCACCTCGCCCCGCACGGCTCGATGGCGCTGCTCCTTGCCAACGGTTCCATGTCTTCGAATACCAAGGGCGAGGGCGAAATCCGAAAAGCTCTCGTCGAGGCCGACCTCGTGGAGTGCATGGTGTCGCTGCCGGGGCAGCTTTTTACGAACACCCAGATCCCGGCCTGCATCTGGTTTCTCACCAAGAGCAAGACGGCGCGCGGCCAGTACCGCGACCGCAGCGGCGAGACGCTCTTCATCGACGCCCGTCAGCTCGGCTTCATGAAAGACCGCGTCTTCCGCGACTTCGCCCAGGCCGATCTCGATAAGATCATCGGAGTTTTCCGCGCATGGCGGCGGGGCAAGGGCTACGCGGACGAGCCGGGGTTGTGCGCGATAAAGAAGATCCCGGCGATCAAGGAACATGATTTCGTGCTCACACCCGGCCGCTACGTCGGCGCACTGGAGGGCGAGGCGGAGACCGAGCCGTTTGAGGAAAAGATGACCCGTCTCGTGGGCCAACTGCGCGCGCAGTTCAAGGACTCGGCCAAATATGAACGCCTCATCGAAGAGCGCCTGAAAGGACTCGGCTATGACAAGTGAGATCGAACCTTCGACCGAGGCACCGAGCTGGCTTTACAATCCGATCTTCCCGGCAGGGTGGACGCCCGCGCCCCTCTACTCGCTCGCGAGGTGGGTCAACGGGTTGGCGTTTCGCGACATTCAGTTTACCAAGACCGGCCGACCGGTGATCAAAATCGCCGAGATCAAGGGCGGCATCACGGGGCAGACCAAGTTCACCACCCAGACTTTTGATGAGAAGGTGCGCGTGCAGCCGGGCGACATGCTGTTTTCCTGGTCGGGCCAACCGGAGACATCGATTGACGTGTTTCGCTGGGACGGGCCTGAGGGCTGGCTTAACCAGCACGTTTTTAAGCTTACTGCCGGGGAAAAGCTGCTACCGGATTTCTTGTTCTACCTGCTGCGCTATCTAAAGCCCAATCTCGTCGCCATAGCGAAGAACAAGCAAACGACTGGCCTTGGCCACGTAACCAAGCGCGATTTGGAACGGATGAGCGTCGCTTATCCGACCAAGGATGAACAACGGGAGATCGTCGCGATCCTCGGTGCCATCGACGGTCGAATCGACGCGTTGCGCCGGATCAACGCAACCTTGGAAGAGATGGCTCGGGCCTTGTTTCAGAGCTGGTTCGTGGATTTCGACCCGGTTCGAGCGAAGGCGGCAGGGCTTGAGCCAGCGGGGATTGATGCGGCGACGGCTGCCCTTTTTGCTGATAAAACTGAAAAATCAGAGCTTGGAGAAATCCCCTTTGGGTGGACAGTGCGGAAACTTGGCGATTTGATCGAACTGGCTTATGGTAAGCCGCTGAAGGAAGAGCACCGCATGAATGGTGAAGTCGCCGTCTACGGGTCCGGTGGGCGTGTTGGGTGGCACAACGAAAAATTGGTTTCAGGTCCGGGTATAGTTGTAGGGCGCAAAGGGAATTCTGGGGCAGTTACGTGGTCGCACACGGATTTCTTCCCTATCGATACCACATTTTACGTGGTGCCTGCCATCAAGCCCATGAGTTTGCATTTTCTCTACCACGCATTGGTGGCTCAGGATCTTGCCCGGCTGGGTTCGGATTCGGCTGTGCCCGGACTTAATCGTAATCAAGCCTATATGAGTAAGTTAGTCGTTCCCAATTCAAGTGTTTTGACCGCCTTTGATGATAAGGTAGCTCCCTTTTTTTGTAGCATTCATGCTCATGAACTAGAATCGCGCACCCTCGACACCTTACGCGAAACCATCCTCTCGAAACTCATGAACGGTGAACTCTCACCTAAGCAAAGCGCCAAGGAGATTGAACACGCATGAGCGCGGAGCCTTTGACAACGTCAGTGGAGCCAACGGAGGCGGAGAAGCTTGCGGCTTATTTCGCCAAAGTACCGCGGTGGGATGAGCCTCTGGAGAAGGACCGTTTCCAGTTAATGTACGATCCCGTCAGTGGTCGTATCCCGGTCACGAGGCTAGAGAGTTGGAGGGATTTTAACGGGCTAGTGGAGGATGCGGTTTTCAACAAGCCGGGGGTGCATCTGGTGTTTCGAGGGCACCGTCGCTTTGACTGGGGCCTTACGCCGACACTAGGCCGACTCACTAAAAATGGCATCGTCACGAAAGAACTGGCTGACGAACAACTGGCGAAGTTTCGTCGTGCGATTCGTGGCCGGATCGAGGACCGAGCCCTGCTCGAACAGGACGACGATCGCCAGTGTGACGAACTCTGGGCGGTGGGTCAGCACCACGGATTGATGACGCCGCTCCTCGATTGGACCTACTCGCCCTACGTGGCGTTGTTCTTCGCTTTCGCAACACCGGATCCTCTGGGTGGCGAAAAGGAAAATCCGTATCGGGTGGTCTATTTACTGAATAAGAGCTTCGTGGATAACGACGACCTGTGTCCGGACATCCGCGTGTTGGAGCCGCGCAAGGACGACCACGGACGGCTCGTGAACCAAGCAGGACTGTTCACCTTTTCGCCCTACGATGCCACGCTTGAGAATAAGCTCGGGGATGTGCTTACTGATCCTGATTTTCCCGACGACGAACTCCGGTCTGCCGAGCGGCAACCGGACCCCAATGATCCGGACGATTTCAAGAGCTCCGAGCCGGGCATTCTTGCTAAGTATATCTGTAAAATCTACATCAAGAACGAAGATCGGGATGGATGCTTGCGGCACTTGCGCCGGATGAACGTCCACCATGCCAGCCTTTTCCCCGATTTGCTTGGTGCGGCCGAATTCTGCAATACGCTGATCTCCGACCAAGCCGCAGACGACCGTTTCGCTAAAGCAGAGCCCCCTGCAACCCCGGCCGCCGCGGTGCAGACCGCACCTGCACCCACGGTGTCCGGTCCGCTTGCCGTCCAGCTCGCGGATATGCTGCGAACACCGCAAGTAGAGCCGGCACGGCTGGTTACTCTAACGGAGGAGATTGCAGGACTACTAGGCAGACGTGCTGAGGAGACCGAGGAGCAACGTGCCGAACGGCTCCGCACAGTGCTCCCGGTGACATTACGCCGCAACGCCTATCCGGCGAATCAGCGGGAGGCAACGGTGCGGAAGCTTCTTGAGCTTTCGCAGCCGCTGGCCGGGCCTGACGCTTTTCCTGTCGGTATGAGGGAGGCATCCAATGGCTGAAGTCACGTTTCCCAAGCCGGTCACGGAGGTAATTGCGACCCTGGCCAATATTTTCAGGCATCAGGGCAAAACGGAGCTGGTTGAGGTTTGCGAGAGCGCCCATGCCCGTTTCGACGAGACGAATTACGATAACTGGGACGGGGGCACCTACACGTGGGCCTTGCGGTTGGAGGTGCCAGTTCCTCTGTGGGCGTCCCTCGACCCGCGCCTCGCAAGCATAGAGAAAGAGCTCGGAGCTAAGCTGACCGTTTTAGCGCGGCAATATCCCCGGCACATCCTAGGGGAGGTGACCATTTCGCCCATCGCCCCCGGCGAAACTTCATTAGGGCAACGGATGACACCGTCGGATGCCGAAGTTCAACGAATCTGGCCGGTGAGCCGATTCCGGCTATTTTTGAGCCATCTTGCCGTGCACAAGGTCGCGGTGTCTCGGTTGAAGCAGGAACTGGCGTGGCGAGGCGTAGCGGCGTTTGTCGCGCACGAGGACATCGAGCCGAGCCTGGAGTGGCGCAACGAGATCGAATTGGGACTGCGCTCCATGCACGCCTTGGCGACGCTGTTGACGCCCGCATTTCGTGAGAGCCCTTGGACCGATCAGGAAGTCGGATGGGCGCTAGGTCGCGGTCTGTTGGTGTTGCCGGTAAGACTGGGGATAGATCCATATGGTTTCGGCGGGAAGTATCAGGGTGTGAGTGGAACTCTGGAACAACCGGCGGTGCTCGCGTCCGCGATAGTGGACGCCTTGTTGCTAAATCCACAAACGCACGGGGAAATGCGCCGCTCATTGGTGAGTAGCTTTGAGGCAGCGACATCCTTCCAGATGGCTAAGGCATTGAGGGTCTCATTCGGCGGTATTTCTGATTTTACCGATGACGAGAAAGAGCGGCTGCGGCGCGCATGTATTGAGAACGACCAAGTCAAAAATGCGTTCGGGGTTACCGAAGCAATTTTTCAAACTTTCGGGAAGCCGCTAGACAAAGCAAAAGCCGCTACCAGCGAAGCAATTCCATTCTAATTTACGCCGGATATGATTACCGAAGACCAACTTGAACAACAGTGCCTACGCTGGTTTGAAGACACTGGCTGGAATGTCGCGTTTGGCCCCGACATCGCGCATGATGGCGGGACACCTGAGCGCGAGAGCTATCGTGAGGTGGTTTTGGTCGGGAGGTTGGCGCGAGCCCTTGCGTCACTAAACCCGCAAATACCTCCGCCGGTTTTAGATGAGGCACTTCTACGATTATTAAAACTCGATCACCCGGTGGCGGAACAACGGAATCGCGATTTTCACCGGTTGCTATTGAATGGGTTGGCGGTGTCGTGGCGGCAGGGCGACGACGTGAAACATGATCACGCCCGCTTGGTTGATTTCACAAAACCGGACGCGAATGAATTTCTGGTCGTCAACCAGTTTGCGATTCGTGGCCCGCAGAAAACGCGGCGGCCGGACATCGTGGTGTTTGTAAACGGACTGCCACTTTCGATCATCGAGCTGAAAAATCCTACTGATGAAAACGCCGACGTGTGGAAGGCATATCATCAACTCCAGACCTACAAGGAGGAGGTGCCGGATATTTTTAACTATAACGAAGCACTGATCGTCAGCGACGGGTTCACGGCGCGCGTCGGCTCACTTACATCGGACCAAGGGCGCTTTCTCCCATGGCGAACGGTGAAAAACGAGGACGACAAACCGGTGGTAGAGTATGAAATCGAGAAGATCATACGTGGATTTTTTGACCGCGCCCTCTTCCTCGACTATCTCAAACACTTTATCCTGTTCGAGCAGGATGGGGATCGGTTGGTAAAGAAGATTGCGGGCTATCACCAGTTCCACGCTGTTCGCGAAGCTGTTCGGGTGACCGTCATCGCCGCGCAGGCTGCCGCATCTGATTCAGTCGAAGAGCCGCGCGCGTCTTATGGTACTGAGGTCGTGCCCGGCTCGCGCAAGGCAGGCGTGGTCTGGCACACCCAAGGTTCGGGCAAAAGCATCTCCATGGTCTGCTACGCCGGAAAACTCATCCAGCAGGCAGAGATGAAGAACCCGACCATCGTCGTCGTGACTGACCGCAACGATCTCGACGGCCAACTTTATGAAACCTTCTGTCAGGCGCAGGAGCTCCTCAAGCAGACGCCCGAGCAAGCCGACAGTCGTGAAGAATTGCGCCAGAAACTCGCCTCTCGTCAGGCCGGCGGCATTATTTTTACAACGGTCCAAAAGTTCTCCCTCGATGAGGGAGAAAACGAAAAACACCCCGTGCTCTGTGAGCGCAGTAATGTGGTGGTGATCTCCGACGAAGCCCACCGTAGCCAATACGGGCTTAAAGCCCGGCTCGTGAACGTCCGGGACAAGGACACCAAACTGATCACCGGAAAAAAGTATGTTTATGGCTTCGCGAAATATATGCGCGATGCACTGCCCGAGGCGTCCTTTATTGGCTTCACCGGTACGCCGATCGATAAAGGCGACCACGACACGCGCGCTGTGTTCGGCGACTACGTCAGCGTTTACGACATCCAGGACGCAGTGGAAGATGGTGCCACGGTGGAGATTTTCTACGAGAGCCGTCTGGCTAAACTCGACGTCAACCGTGAAGAGATCGAAAAGCTATGCGCGGAGGTTGAGGAAGTCGTCGAGGACGAGGAAGACCTGGCCCTACGCGAAAGGACTAAGGGGATCTGGTCTACCCTCGAAAAACTCGTCGGAGCCAAAGAGCGTACCGAGGAAATTGCCGCCGATCTGGTAAAGCATTTCGAAGCGCGCAACGCAGTGATCACCGGCAAGGCCATGATTGTAGGCATGAGTCGCGAAATCTGCGCCCGGCTCTACGCGGCAATCATTAAGCTGCGCCCGGACTGGCATAGCGATGACATCGAAAAAGGTGTGATCAAGGTGGTGATGACCGGCACCGCGTCGGACATCGCCGCCGTACGCCCACATGCAACGACCAAGCGGCAGAAAAAACGCCTAGAAAAACGATTCAAGAACCCCACTGATCCGCTCAGCCTCGTAATCGTGCGAGACATGTGGCTGACCGGTTTTGACGCCCCGTGTTGCCATACGATGTATGTCGATAAGCCGATGAAGGGGCACAATCTCATGCAGGCCATTGCCCGTGTGAACCGGGTCTTCAAGGATAAACCCGGCGGTCTTGTGGTGGACTACATTGGGATCACCAACGATTTAAAGCTGGCGCTCAAGGTCTACGCTGAATCCAAGGGGCGCGGAGAGCCTAGCCAATCGAACAAGACCGGAGCAAAAGCCCTGCCGAAACTCCTTTCCAGCCTCGACGCGTGTCGCGGGCTCTTTCACGGCTTCGACTACTCGGCGTATCGCATCGACCCCATGGCGTTACTGGTGCCGGCGGCAAACCACATCCTTGATGTCAAAAAGTTGCCCGACGGTAAAAAGCGGTTTCTTGATTTAGTTGCGGAAATCACAAGCGCCTTTGCCCTTTGCGGTACACTCGACGAAGTGGCTGAGCTGAAAACTGAAATCGCGTTTTTTTCAGCGGTAAAGGCAGCCATCGTTAAATATACCACAGTCGACCGGAAGCGCACGGAGGCAGAGAAAAACACCACGCTGCGCCGCATCCTCGACAACGCTATAATCTCCGAAGGCGTAGCCGACATTTTCGCACTCGCTGGCCTGAACAAGCCTAACATAGGCCTTCTTTCGACGGATTTCTTGCAAGACGTTCGCAACATGCCGCAGAAGAACCTTGCGGTGGAGCTGCTTGAGAAACTCCTGCGTGATGAGATCAAAGCCCATACGCGGTCCAACGTGGTTTTGCAGAAAAAATTCGGTGACCGCCTGATGGAAGCCCTGCGCAAGTACCACAACCGAGCGATCGAAACCGCCCAGGTGATCGAGGAGCTCCTCAAGATGGCCGGTGACTTTAAGGAAGCGCTGAACCGCAATGACGAGCTGGGACTAGGGTCGGATGAAATCGCTTTTTACGACGCCTTGGCGGAGCGTCCGGAAGTGTTGCGTACGATGGGCGATTTGACGCTTAAGCAGCTCGCGACCGAACTCACCGAGCAACTCCGTAACAGCACGTCGGTTGATTGGCAGGTTCGAGAGAGTGTGCGGGCCAAGATGCGAATTTTGATCAAACGGCTGCTGCGAAAATATAAATACCCACCGGACGGACAGGACGAAGCGGTCGCGCGCGTCATCGAGCAAGCTGAGGCGCTGGCGGATGTGTGGAGTAAATAAACCGGAGAATTTATATGACCAAACCTTTAGTTAGTTTCGACTCATTCCGTGCCGAGTGGCTTGCAGAAATCAAGGCCGGTAATCCATCGACTACGGCGAAGGGGCATCGCTTTACGCACAAGCTGATGACCGAGTGGCTCGACCTACCTGAAAACGGTCCGGAGTTGATCTATTGTGATGGAGCCGGAGACGGCGGGATTGATCTCGCCGTCTTGTTAAAGTCCGAGGATTCCAATGACGACACCATCAGCGGAGACACGTGGTATCTCGTGCAGGGTAAATACGGGACGGCGTTTACCGGAGAGGACACACTGATAAAAGAAGCCCGCAAAGTATTTGAGACCTTGTCGGGTGCGCGCCCTAGATTGCACTCGCTGGCTGAGGGATTGGTTGAGCGGCTGCGCATTTTTATGAAGTCGGCGTCGGAGCGGGATCGGCTCGTCCTCATTTTCGCTACCGTAGAACCCTTAACGCCGACAGAGCGGGATGCATTGGATGATGTGCAAACGCTAGGTCGCAAGCGGTTGGGCGCGTTTTTCAACGTCGAGGCGGTTTCAGTTGAAACAATCTTTGAAAACTTGGGAGACACGCCCACTGAGCCAGCAATTGGGCCAATTGATCTGGTCGCAGAGTTTGCCAGTTCCGGTGAACATCTGTGGGTCGGCACGGTACGCTTGCGCAGCATCTACGAATTCCTCCAAGGCTACCGGGCGAAGTCAGGAGAACTTGATCGAATCTACGAAAAAAATGTGAGGCGTTATCTAGGCGGACGCCGCAAGGTAAACGAGGCGATTCGGAACACTCTAGAGGATCAGCCCGAGCATTTCGGTTTGTTTAATAACGGTATCACAATCGTCGCGCAGAAGGTGGATTCGGCTGCGGATAAGTTAGGGTTGACCACGCCTTACATTGTAAACGGGTGCCAAACCACGCGTACTCTTTGGGACGTGTTAGATCGACGGCTAGATGCTGGCGGAACAGGTGAGAACCCAGAGCTAAAAGCTTGGATAAAGCAACTCGATCACGGGTGTGTCGTGGTTAAAGTCGTGCAGGTTAACGAATCGAACGGAGCCTTGCTGACTGAAATCACCCGATTTACGAACAGTCAGAACTCTGTGACAGAAAAAGACTTTTTGGCGCTGACCGGCGATTTCAAGACGTGGGCACGCGAGATGGCCGAGACGCATTGTATATTCTTGGAGATTCAACGCGGTGGGTGGGACTCGCAGAAAGCCTACCAGAAACAACACCCTGAAACGCCCCAATTTAAGTCGGCGGCCAGCGCGTTCGGGTTGATGAAAGTCTATGGTGCCGGATGGCTGGAAGAGCCAGGCACAGCTTGGGGGAAAAACCCTCCGTTCTTGCCTGGTGGCACGATCTATAATGCCATCGTCAATCGAACTGATGGAAGCGAACGGGCATTTGGCGTAGAGGATTTCTATGCCGCATACTTGTTGGATACAGAGGCGGATCGGCTCAAATTTGGCCGTGGTGCGCAAACGCCAACCCGCGGATCGAGCCGGTATCTATTCTGTTTCGTCGTGATTTCACTGCTCAAGGGCGTGATGTCGGCCGAGGGCATGGCAACGACTCATGAGCATATCACGAATGCAGTCATAAAAATCCTTTCCGCGAAGGATCGAGGCGCGGCGGAAGCACTATGTGACGATGCTGCTAACCTAATCGACGAATACCTTACGCAGGGCCAGCCCGAATCCACAAACACCGTAGAGAAAGAACCTGGGTTCGGTGGTGACCTAAATCAGTTCCTAAAATCGGATAAGTTGGCCAAGCCCACAGGCTCGTCCCCCAAATTGCTTACCCTCATAGCCGAATTCCGCAGAACTATGTCGCGGGCCTCGAATGGGCAACCGTCGCCTCGATCTATAATTAAGAGCATTATAACCGCCGAATAGTCGGACGGGATTGTAAAACCATCCATGAAAACCATTTACAACCTCTACTGTGACGAGAGCTGTCACCTCGAACACGATCACCAGAAGGCGATGGTGCTGGGAGTTGTTTGGTGCCCGGAGGACAAGGCGCGTGCGATTGCCGAGCGACTGCGTGAAATCAAACAGGCGCACGGATTATCTGCCACATTCGAGGCGAAGTGGACGAAGGTCTCGCCGGCGAAAGTAGATTATTACCTAGCGGTCATCGACTATTTCTTCGACGCCGACGATTTGCATTATCGTGCGTTGGTGGTGCCGGATAAGTCGAAGCTTACCCATGACAAGTTCGGGCATGATCACGACACCTGGTACTACAAAATGTATTTCCAGCTTCTCAGTGTGCTGTTTAACCCGGATTCCCATTACCGTATATACTTAGACATCAAGGACACGGTTGGCAGTGCGAAGGTGACGAAACTCCATGATGTGCTTTGCAAGAGTCAGTATGATTTTGACCGACAAATTATCGAACGGGTGCAGACCGTGCGGAGCCATGAGATTGAGCAACTCCAGGTGTGTGATCTACTCTCCGGGGCCTTGGCCTACGTGCATCGCGGACTTACGGGGAGTGCCGCCAAACAACAGTTGATCGAGCGGATTAAGCACCGGTCGGGATTGCAGCTGACCCGCAACACGCTGCTGCGGGCGCGGAAGTTCAACCTGTTTTGCTGGGAGGCAGGGCAGCCAAGCGTATGAGCGAACTACCCGCATTGGTGGAAGTGGATGATTTTCCCGGTGAGGATTTTGTCGCGCGTTTTAGAGCCTATCTGGACGGCATCTACGGGATTTACCTGAGCGAAGTCGCGCGAGGTGGGCTTACGTTTAAAGGCCAAAAGGTGAGTTGCCGGTTTCAACCCGAGACCTTCGGCAAGCATTACGCCTTTTGGCACATGATGCAGGAAGGGCGTATAGAGGACGACCGGACGGCCGATCCCGAGCGCTGCAAGCGGGTGCGGTGGATTGCGTGGGTGATCAAGGCCGCAGAGGCCGCTGATCCGCGGGTGAAGGTGTTTCCAGAACAGAAACGCGGTACGGATCAGCCGTGGGCGCTCTGGATGGAGGAGGCGAATTACGTAGTGATTCTATGGGAGCGTAACGGCTACTATTTGTTGAAAACCGCGTTTCCCGTCAGCTACGCAGGAACACTCAAGGCGTTGAAGCGGGACTGGATGCTCCATAACCAAGGCCGCTAAAAAGACTGAAACCGCCTCCTTTAGAGAGACGGCTTCGAAAATTCCTTTCACACATGGTGAATGAACAGGGTCAACATCGGCACTTTTTCCGGAAAATCAAGTTTTTCGTGTTACTCGCAACTGGACAATGGGTTGAGAGTAATTGACCCGGTCAGGGTTTGAAGGAGTCGTTGGGTTTGCCGTCGTCGGCGAGGTCACCGAAGTGGTTCACGGCGTCTTTGAGTAGGGAGGCGGCGGCAAAGACGGTCAGGCCGATGGGCGTGCCGGACAGGGGGCCGGCGATGGTGAGGGCGAGGCCAGCGGCTTTGCCAAGGAAGGAGAGGATGCGGAGGAGTTTGGTGGGCATACCTCCCTGGAACGGTGTCAACCGGCGGACGGATTTCGGAGGGGTTACACTGAGGCGGATGGGAGGTCGGATGAGGGCACGGAGTAGCAAGGCAGGCCAGAATCAGTCTTCGGGGGCGGGCTTGGCGTTGCGGTCGCGTACTTCCCGGCGGATGCGCAGGCAGAGGTAAACCAGAGTCGCGAGGCCGACCATCAGGCCGACGTAGGCGTTGAGGCGTTCGAGGGTCGTGAACGCGAAAAAGCCGACCGCACCGTGATACGGCACGGGGTCGCGGAGAATGGAAAGGGTGGCGGGGAGCATGGCGGCGGGGGGACGGTGGACGGGGGCATAAAAAGGGGCGGCGGTCGTGGTGACCGGCCGCCCGTGGTGCGCTCTTTGTGGGTGGCGATTAGCTGGCGGTGAGCTTGCGGGCGCAGACCGGGCTGGTGACGCGGATGTCTTCGCTCCAGTCCACCGCAAGGATGTCGGACCGGGCGGCGTCGTCGCGGTAGGTGCGGACGACGTCCACCCCACCCCGGCGTAACCGGAAGGTTTTCATAAAGCTAGGGTCGTAGAGCGTCGGGCTGGCGTTCGCATGGAAGATCACCAGTTGCTGGCCGATGATGTTCACGTTGGCTTTGACGCCGCCCAACTTGGTCGTGTCCTTGGCCAAAATACCGACGCGGATGTCAATGCTGGGGTTGAGCAGTAGCGAGCTGAACTGGGCCATACTCACCCCGATCGAGGCCGCACCGGGGAAGCGAGCGATCACTTTGGCGTTGTTGCGCAGCTTGTTCCAGAGCGGCAGGCCAATCACCAGGCGGTTTGGCATGCGGCCGGTGTCAGTCGCGAGGGACTCGATTTGCTCGTCGAGTTTGGCGATGGGGTCGTCACTCGCCAGAGTGATGTTGGCCGCGGCCGCCAGCGAGGTCAGCGCGGCAAACACTTTGGCTTCGTGGGAGGTGACGGCGGAGGAGACGAGGGTTTGGGTTTTCGCCTCTTCCAGGCGGAGGGGATCGCCTTGGCCGGCTTCGTCGCGTTCGTGGTCGTCGATGGCGATTTCCAACGCCTGCGGGAGACAGTTGTAGGTGGGGTCGCTGGCCGCGAATTCCAGGCGTTTGGCGGGACCGCCGACGGCGCGCGAGGTGTCGATCACCTGGAAGGTGTTCTTGTCGTCGAAGTTTTTATATTGGCCGGTGGCGGCCGGGACAACCACCTCGGGGGCGAGGAAGTTAGCGAGCGTAGCGGAGAGGTCTTGCGACAGGCCGCGGGCGTAGTTGGTCAGGGTGACGTTGTATTTGGAGGAGGACATTTTTTTGAAGTAGCGAGTAGCGGGTATTGAGTAGCGAGTAGTCGGATGCGGAGGACGGAGGTTAGGCGGCGGGGGTGTAGGTCGGGACGTAGAGGGCGGCTTCGATCAGTTCACCGGTTTTCCCTGCTTCGAGGGCCACCCCGACGACCATCCGCGGGGCGTCGTTGCTGTAGCCTTCAACGCAGCCGGTGGAGGTGAGTTGCAGCAGTTCCCCAAAGCTGATCGGGCCGTAAATTTTCACTCGGACCGTACCCGCAAGTCCGCCGGGAATCGCCAAGGTCACGCGTTCGTTGGCTTTGCCGCCCGTAAGAAGCAGCCCGAGGGGTTTTTCGAGGGCGTAATCAACCAGGCAGATGCTTTCGTTGTTACTAATCCGAACGAACCGGCCTTCTTGGCCGGTCAGATCGACGTCGGCGACAACCGAGATAATGGCATTGGTGCGGGTAAGGTGCATGGGAATGAGCTGGGAGCTATGAGCTTGGAGCTGTGAGCCGGGCTTAGGTGAGGGATTGGGGGGCGATGAGGATGGCTTCGACGAGTTCGCCGGTGACGCCGGTTTCGAGGGCTTGCGCTACGAGAGTGCGGGCACCGGTGCCGGCGTCGGTTTGAACGCGGCCGTCAGCAGTGGTTTGCAGGAAGGCTCCAACGGTCGAAACCGTGGCGGCGAGTTTGACGCGGACGGTGCCAGCGAGGCCGCCGGCGCCGAGGGCGACGGTGACGCGTTCATCGGCTTTGCCGTCACAGAGGAGCACGCCGAGGGGTTTGACGGTGGCCGAGCTGAGGAGGGTGGCTTTGCCTGCGGTGAGGATGATGAAGCGACCAACGTAACCGGTGAGGTCGCCGTTGGCTTCGAAGGACAGGATCGCGTTGGGACGGGCGAGAGAGGTTTTCACGGGAAAATGAGCTGGGAGCTAAGAGCTAGGAGCTGAGTTAGCGGAAGAGCTCGGGGGATTCGGCCTTGGCTTTGGCGTAGATGGTTTGGAAATCGGCGCTGGGGTGAGCGGCGCGGATGGTGGCTAACTTCTGCTCTTGGCGGGTGATTTGGCTGGCGGGAGTGGCGGTGTCATCAGTGCCGGTGGTGAGGCGGGCGAGCACGGGGTTGATCGTGAGCGATTCGAGGGCTTTCACCGCTTTGGTTTCGTCACGGAGGAGCGCATCGACCCAGAAACCGCGGGTGTCGGTGTCCTTGGCAGGCAGGCGACCGGCGTGCACGGCGGCATCGACGTGGGCCTCGGCGCGGTGGCGGGCCTGGGCCGCCATGATCAATTTGAGCCCGGCGAGTTCGCTTTTGAGCGCGGTGGCGTGGCGGGTCACTTGGGCAACGAGGTCGGCTTCGTCGGTGGCAGAGGCTTCGACGAGCGAAAGAGACCGGAGGGTGGAGATAAGGTTTTGCATGGGCATCGACTCAGCCACCGTGTCAACCGGCGCGGCGGCGAACAGGGGCGCGATGCGCTTGAATGCGGCGCGATTGACCAAGCCGCCCATGTTGATTTCGGAGCCGGTCACTTGGCCGGAGCGTCCAGGTGGAAGGTCGGCGAGAATCGGCGGAAGGTGCGGCCTTCGACCGACTTTCTACCCGCGTCGGACCAGTCGAGGCGGGCGCGGACGCCGCCGGTCTGCGGGTCGTCACCAGCCCAGTAAAATTCAGTCGGCCAGGCGGAGGCTTCGCGATCCTCGTGGTTGAAATCGAAAAAGGGCCGGTCTTCGCGGCCCTCGGCAGCGGCGGTGAGTTTACCGGCGAGGAAGGTTTGCAGGACGGCAGCGGTGGCGGCGTTCACTGCCACTTCGACCGAGACGGGTTTGCCGCCTTGGGACGCCCGGATGCGGTGGCGGCCGGGCGGCATGTATTGGATGTCGGTGGGAAGCGCGGCGCCTTCGGTCAGGGCGTTGGCGAAGGCGGCGTGTAACGGTGCGTTTTTGTTGGTGGTGGTGAGGGCCATACCACGCGCGCAGTGTCAACGGGTGGCGATTACTTGGGCGGCTGGTAGCTGGCTTTGGGGACCCGGATCAGGGAGCTGCGGCAGTTGTAGTGTGCGGGCGGTGGCGAAAACCAACCGTCTCCCCAGCGGTGACCATGGCGACCGAGACAGATTTCGGTGGTGCGGCCGTCGAGGACCGCGTCCCAGACGAGGTAATCTCCGGCGGCTTCGGCCTGGGCGAGTTGCGCGGGGAAAGCCGATTCTGCGGCAGCTTGGCGGCCGGCGAGGGATGCGGCGGACTCGGAGGCCGCGTCGATGGGATCGCCACAACCGCAGGCGCAGGGTTTGGACTTGGCAGGTGGCACGGACGACGTCGGCACCAACGGGGCGATGGGTTTGGCCGGCTGAAATAGTGCTTCGCTCGGGGCTGGCGACGGGACCTTGTGGCGTTCGTACAGGTATTGCAGGGAGACCGGGAGGCCCATGTCGACGAACAGGGTTTTGTCACGGGTGGCCATTTCCTGCTCACGCTCGGGGCGGGTGATTTCAACTTCGACGAACGGGACCTCGTCGGCAGTGCCCCAGTTCTGGGCGATCAACTGGGGGATAAGTTGGTCGTTGAGGACGGCGACGATGTATTCGGCGTAGGTCTCGAAGAGGTCCAACTCCACTTCGCGGTGAACCTGAGTCGCGGCCCGACTACCTTCGCCGTTGTGTTCCACCGATAAGTTTTGACCCAAAAGCATGATGTCACAGGCGCGGTCGGCGATGCCCATGAGGCGTTCGCTCGGGTCGTTGGGACCGGACACGCCGGGCGTCGTGCCCTGCATGATTTGCAGGTTGGTGCCCTGGGGAAACGCGCCCCATGACGCCGTGCCCATGTTGCGCAGGGCGGAGGTGATGGCGTCGATTTCGAGCTGGGTGGCGGTAGCTGGATAGTTGGCCCAACGTAACGGCGTCCCGAAAAGTTCAGCCTTCTGGACGAGCCACTCCCAACCAAGCATGTGACCGAGCCAAAGCGGTGCCAGCGCGCGGAGTTGGGCGGCTTCACCGAGGGCGCCTGACTTGGACTGAAAGATGCCGGTGAGGAATTTTCCGGGGTGTTTGGCGAAGGGGGTGAGCTTCCGATCTGAAGTGGCGACGTTGTTCCCGTTGAGGCGGAGTGCGAGGGTGCCGTCGGTGTCGATGCCGAGGTAACGGGTTGGCACGCGGCGGAAACCCACCGGCACGACGTAACCGGCGGTGTCGTTGGTCCAGTCGATTTCCACCACGGACAGGCCGCGGGCAACGGCGTCCATCAGTTCGTAAACAGCCGAACCGAGCGGGGCGCGGGTGGTGTCCACGTAACCGCGTTGCAGATGGAGCGCCGACTCGACGAAGGCGGCTTTTTCCTGCGCCGTGGCCGACGGTTTGCCGTTCTTTGGGGTGTAGGGCTGGACGTTGAGCGGCAGCTTGCGGATGGCATTTTTGAGCTTTTGCAGGTTGGCGCGGAGACGCGGCCAGGTGTCTTCCATCAGGTTGAACAGGTCACTTTGCGCGGCGAGGTCACCGCGGGCGCCGGAGTCGAGGAGTTCGCCAATGGCGTCGGGCGAGAGGGAGCGGCCGAAGAGTTGCGGTTCAAAGTCGCGAGCGGTGGGGCGAATGATGGGTGATGGTGACATGGGAGGGCGGAAGTAGTGAGTAGCGGGTAGCGAGTAGTGAGTAGTGAGTAGATCGGAGGTCGGAAGCGTTACCGCGTCCAAGCGCAGCGGTAGCGGGTGAGTGCGGGGCGGTGGCGGGCGTTGAGGCCGGTTGGGACTCGTTCAGCTGCGAAGGCACCGGTGCCAGCGGAGGGGTTGCGTTGGGCGGCATGGATTGCGAGGGCCAGTGCGGTGGAGCGGTCGGCGTGGCCGTCAGCAGTGCGGGCGGCGGCGTAGCGGATCGTGCCGCCTGGGCTGACTATCCGTTGCATGCTGCCGAGGTCGTCACGGATCACGGCGGCAGCGGGCAATGAAACTGTACGCGCTTGCAGTGCTTTTTTGAGCCGTTCGAACAACTCCCGTTTGCGGTCGCTGGTGAAGGTCACGCCTTCGAAGCGGGTTTCGTCGAGGGCTGAGGCAAGGTGTTCGCTCACGGGTCCGCCGATGCCTGTCGCGTCGATCGCGGTGAAGGCTGCCGCCATCACTCGGGGGAGGAGGATTTCCTCTTGTTGCGGGAACGGCACGCGGTCCAACACGAGTACTTCTCGGGTGATGAGTTGGCCTCCGTGCAGACGTTCGAGGGTCCAAGCTACGGTTAGATCCCGTTTTCGACCGACGTCGATGCCGATAAAAAGTGCGGGTCGTGGCCTTGAAACTAGAGAAAAAAGGCCCGTAAGCGGATCGAGTGTAGCTTCCTCACATTCACAGCCTCTGACTAGCTCTGCTGGGAAAACCTGCGACGAGTGCTCCATGAATTGGCACTCGAACTCCTGTGCCCAACCTTCGGGATCGGCCAAGTTGGCCCGCAGTTCGTCCACGTTGAGGGCAAGCCCCTGCGCCACCGCGTCGTAGACACTGGTCTTGTGGCGCGAGAACGCCGGAGCGTGCTCCCACAGGTCAAAATACTTGTTGTTACGCCCCGCTGGTGTGGAGATCACCCGCAGTTTCAAGGCACCGCGTAGCGGGTTGGAGATGATCGGGTAAACGGCGCGCCAGATTTCCTCGGGGTTTTCGTGAAACGCGAACTCGTCCAGTACCAGGTTGGCCGAGTAACCACGGGCGGTGGAGGGATTGGCGGGGAGTGCGATGACGCGGGCCCCGTTGGGGAAGCGTAGCTGCGACTTCTGGATCTCAGGGCGGTACTCTTGGCCGGTCGAGTAGCTGACCGCGTCACAGAAAATACCGGCGGCGCGGTTCACTTTGTCCATAAACTCCAACGCTTGCCGCTCACCGGCGCTCAAAATAACCCAATCGCCACCCGTTTCTATGGCGTCGGCCACCACCTCGAAGGACGCGGCCAGCGAGCCGCCAATCTGTCGCGATTTGAGCCAGATTTTGAATCGGGCTTTGTCCTGCACCCAAGCGCGTTGGTAGGGCAAAAGGAGATCGAGAGGCGTGACCGCGAGGCGGCGGTCCGGCTTGTACGGCTTTTTCGGCGCGGCGCGGCTCATGGCGTAGTCGTCGCACTCACTGGTAACGCGGGCGCTTCGCTGGCACCGAGGCGCGAACGCCACTCGCGCATGATGTCTTTTTCGCGGTCAGGCGTGATGTTGACCTGAGTCGCCACGACGGTGGTCGGCTGGTCGCGGTAGGTGTCGGGCTTATGGGCCTTCAAAAAGAAGATTAAGCAGGCGTCGGAGTAGCGTTTGCGCTCACCGCATTGCTGGCCCTTGGCGTCGAACACCGGCTCGCTCCACCCGTCGATGCCACGGCGCTTGAGTTCGAGCTCGGCCTCCTCGATGCGGGAGGCGTTACGGACGCGGTCACGCTCGAGCTGGGCCGATTGAAGGACCGGCACGAGGTCAGGCTGGCGCTGCAAGTGGCGGTAGAACGTGGACTGGTCGATGCCTTCTTTCTCGATGGCGTTGAGCGATGGCGAACCGTCGCGGATGTCCTGCACGACGCGGTCAAAGAGCGCTTGGCTAAACTTGGGCGAGCGGCCGAGCTTGGCGGCTTTGGGTACGGCGATGGGCATTGTGTAAGGCGACGTGTCAACGGGCGGGCGCTCGCCCAACGGGATGAAAGGGAGGGCGGAATAAGCGCGCGCAGGCGGATTTGGCGGTGGTTCGAAAACGCGCTGGTGGCTCGGGGCTCGGGGTTCGAGGTTCGGGGCGGGCGTAGCCCGCCTCGGGCGCGGAGTCGGGCCGCGGCGAGGCTGGGCGAGCACGGCACGACGGAGCCGCGTGCCAGGGGCACGCAAAGCGCGCCGAGTCGCCAGCGGAGCGATGCGGCGAGGACGCGCGGGGCCACCGCGCCGGCTGGGCGGCGGGGGGAAGCTCCCCCCGTGAACGAGCTTGCGAGTGAACTTGGGGGGGCGCCTGGCGGCCGGCCGG